CAGATGGTAGTTTGACATTACCAAGTGGAGCCGGCTTTGTAAAAGGTGATAACGCACAGTTGAAAACCAACGATGGTTCTACATTGTCGTTAGACTTCCGTGATTCTAGTGGCCGTGGATTCTATACTAACAACGATGGATACACATTAAGAAGTAATGGTTCATACAGCTGGATTTACGGTGCTGATGGAACATTAAATCTACCGCTTGCCGTTAACGGTAAAGGTGTTATACAAACTACTGGCGATTATTATTTCAATGCCAATGGCTCAATATATAATCTTGGCGCAGATGGCGTACTAACAATACCCGGATCAATTACAGCAGTTAATGGGCAATCTGTGGTGATGATTGCTCCCTCAGGAACAGCCGCGATTGTATCAAACCACAGCGGAGGCAATCAATTATTTGTACAAGATGACGGTGCCTATGTACAAACCAGCGAAGTGGTAACAACCAATCATACTATAGGGTCAAATGGTTCTCAGTTTTATACTGATATAGATATCGGCGGAGGTTTTGGAGTTATAGATGGCTGGCATCAACGCAATCCACAGCAAATTGAAGTTAATATTTTTACAGCAGAAGCTCCAATATGGAGTGTATTGATTGGTGCGAGTTTAGGAGCAACTGTTATTGTTACTTACTCAACACCCTCAGGAAACCAAACGTTTACCAGTGTATTGAGTCAGCAATTTACTGGAGCAGGACAGTATGATCCAGGTCATAACCATGGACAAAGATATAGCGGTAGAATAGATGGAACATTGCCGGTAGGACAAACTGGAATTGTTAGTATCAACTTCCCAACAGATACAACTAATTACAAAACTTGGACTTTTGGCACAGATGGTAATCTAACATTCCCAAATAATACCACACAGACTACAGCATGGACTGGCAGTGTAAGCAGTTTGGTCAACGGTGGCAGTCATTCTGTAGTCAATGACGGTAGCGGCGCTCTTGTATTAAATGATGTACAGTATATATATCCTAGTACAGCTGGCAAAGACATTGACATCTACACTAACAGTGCTGGTAGTAGCGAACTCTGGTTACATGACGACGGGCCAGCTGAGATAATCACTAATGGCGGAGACCACATTTGGAGTTTTGGTAAAGATGGTAGACTAACATTACCAGCAGGTGGTGTCATTGCAGAAGGTGGCGGACTTACTGGTGCTATTCGACTCACACCCGCAGGCGGTGCCAATGCCTATCAAGCATTGCTGATTTACCCAACCGCAGCCGGCGACGGTGATCACATACACTTGACCTCGGGCGGCGGCACTACTGACCTATACCTAGGTGATGATGATCAGTATGTTAAGATTGAAAAAAATACTGGTAACGTTGTCATTGGCACTACAAATTTTTATGGTAGCCCCAGCAACATTATCAGTACTTGGACCTTTGGCGTAGATGGTTCTTTTACAGCGCCCGGCCTAATCTATGGTGGTAGCAACACTATAGGCCTCGCCGCTCCGGCTCCTTTGAATTTAAACAACACAGGACCAATAGGTCAAGTTAAAACACAATTGAACTTGATCAACACCGCAGGCAACGCAGGTACTGGTAGTGCTATTGATTACTTTACCTATGTTGACGCTGGTAACGGTTTGCCTGGTGCTAGACTTCAAGCGGTAGACGATAATGCCTATAGTGCTAATTTCAGTATAGCATTAAAAGGCAAAGGCAACACTGGCAACAACGGATTAACAACAGTATGGACCTTTGGCTCAGATGGTGATCTAACATTGCCAGGACAACTGTTATTCCCTGAAGGTACAACTTTTTACAACAATGGAATATCGATTAGTAATGGAACACAATACGCTACTGGTGTAGAAGGCAACACCGCGGCAATCAATCAGTATTGGTTTGCGGATGGTACAATGCCAACAAGAAAATGGGCCGCTGTAAGAGTCAACAGTCCAGAAGACGCATCAACCGGTTCGGTGGTTTTATCTACAGGTGCGTTTAACAGTCGCAATAACTGGATCTTTGCTCATGATGGTAGTACTGTACTTCCTGAAAACACTCTAAAGGGCTACTGCTTTACCACTACCAATACAGTTTTCAACTATCTGCCACAGGCCGCACAGTTCTTGTATACCGACAATCCCATATTGCGATCAATCGCAACGATAGGCGGTGCTTGGTATATCAAAGGTCCTGGACTGGTAGGATGGAAGCAGATCACTGGAGTACAGGACAACGGCGGTGTGGCCCTGATCGTGAGAATAGGCAGTGGCAATACACCACTAGGGGATGGATCAGAATTCAACAGTGGTGGACACAATCCAACAAGTCCGGATCTTGTCTATACCATAAGCCAATATCTCGAACTTGATATTAAGGCCGCTGACAAGACTTGGAAGTTCAAACAAGATGGTAGCGTAACATTCCCAGATGCCACAGTACAGACAACAGCGTGGACTGGAACTACTGTATCGTCGATAATTTCTGCTAATACCAGCACCGCATATAATGATTATTTTGATGCTGTAGCTACATGGGATAACTTACAAGCACGAGTACATGGAAGCGGTAACAATGGAATATGCCAAGTTAAAGCAAAAACAACTTCTATAAATTCGTTTTTTAGCTCCAATGGAATGCTAACATCTCAAAACGGATCTGGCTTTACAAGTGTTAACAATGGGACAACACTGAGTACAAGCACGTGGACTGATGTAGGGGTTACAATTTTTAGTGGCGGTGATACGTGTATTACAGTATTTCAAGACCAAGATGCTGGCCGCATTTACAGAATTACTTTTGTTAAAACCTTGAGAAATCCAAGCGGTGCAACAATAGCTATAGAACGTTTAACTTAAATATAACAAACAGGATCAAATACCGGTACTACCACCAAACGGGTAAATAACTGGTGCAGGGACAACACAGGCCCGCCATAAGGAAAAAACATGTTAACAAAACCAGCAGGAAACTCAACAATAGTCGCAATCGCGGCTAACACTACAGGAACTACAACGGTCACTACCTTTTCAGGTGCCAACGCTACAAAAGTAAGAATAGCTACACACGGGCAACCAGTCGCTGTGACTTTTACCAGCACAGTAGCAGTGGTGGCTACAGGAATTTTAGTACCAGCCGACTCAGCTGAACACTTTTCTCTAGAAAATACCAGTAGAGTTTCATGGATCCAGGTTGGCTCAGGAACCGGTGGATTTATTTCAATTACACCAGTGGCCTAATATGCGTATCCATCAAATTGTAGAAATGGCGATTTTCCATAATCCAGAGGATCCAAACCCTGACAATCCTGTAGTTGGAGGGCACCAAAAAGCCAACCCCATGCCACTCAAAGATCGCATAGCACAAGCCCGTGGACAACTACGAGACCTAGCCAAACGAGCAGAAAGCGATGACCTGTTGGTTTGGCAGGGCATAGTGCGTGATGCTAAAGGCGGTATGATGATGGGACTAGAACAGAATCTGGAACAGATCCGTCACGGTATAGAAGAACTAAGTAAACAACGTAAGAAAGGTGGCATTCGAAGCCGCGGCATCAATAAGAATATTTAAAAGGTATCTATGAAAAAATTATTAGTATTATTAGCACTATTAAGCACTCAAGCATTTGCTTGGGATCAACGTGCCCCAAACCCAGTACAGGCTTGTGCTGTCCATAGCCCATACGGCTTTGCACAAACAACTCGCACAGCACAGCCAATTTGTCGTGAAGCATATCTAGTTGCGTATGACGCACCAGTAAAGATTCCAGTCTATGTGGCATACACACTATTACCACAAAACGCATTAGGATGTTTTCCACGCACTAACGCTTTCGTAGCTGATCAATCAGTGCAAGGTGGCGCTCGCCCAGATGACTATGCTGGTACAGGCTACGACAAAGGTCATGCCGCACCAGATGGCGATTTGAGTTGGAGTCAACAAGTTGAGTATGAATCATTCTTAATGACCAACATGTATCCACAAGCTGGTTCATTGAACCGCGGTATTTGGAAACTGCTAGAAACATCAGTCCGCGGATGGGCAGTACAAACTAATCAAAGTTATACAATCTTCGTTGGCGCATTCTATGGCGCTGGTGACAAGACTATCGGCAATGGAGTTATTGTACCACATGGTTACTACAAGATTGTTGTAAACAATAACACCAAACAAGTAGCAGGATGGGCGTTCCCGCACACAGCACCTTACCCTAATCTAGGTAACGACCTACGTGTATTCCGTAAGCCAGTAGCTGACATTATGAAAGAAGCTGGAGTTAACTATGCACTACCCCCAGGTGCGGTTGAACTACAACCAGGGCAAGAATGGCCTGTAGATTTTGGAGCACTAACAAATGCAAAAAGAGCCAAGTGTGGACGAGCAGAATAACAATGAATATCCAGTCTATCCAGAAGACGATGGCACAGATAGGCCAAGAAATCCTTACAGCCCTGTTTAACGGGCTGGCAGCTTTTGGATGTGGAATGGTAGGACTACCTTATGAGATACCAAGAGATAATAGCAGAAGCAAAAACGACTGAGCAAGAGTTTGTAGAAATAATGCAAGACTTCTTGCCATTCGCTATGAAAGAACTGCGAATAAAAGTTCTACCTAAGTTTAAACTCATGTCAAAAATTCCAGCAGGTGAACAACCTACATTTGGTAAATTTGTCGATGATGAAAACACAATATATCTTGCACTAGATCAAAGACATCCGCTGGATATAGTAAGAACTCTAGCACATGAGTTAGTGCATTTTAGACAAAACACAGAGCATCAATTAGATGCCACATCTGGACACACCGGAAGTCCACAAGAAAACGAAGCACATGAAGTAGCAGGCATTATTATGAGAAATTTTAATAAAGCACATCCTGAGTATTTTGACGATACCGCCATTCAATTAAGAGACACACCTTAGGACCCTTTGGGTTATGTGTGGCCGGGTGCTGGCCTGAGTAATCCGATTCGCTACCGGAACCTCAAAAGTGACCATTTACTCAAGAAAACAGGGACATATAAGTCCCTGTTTTGCTTTACGGTCTAGTATGTAAACTTATAAGGTGCTATGCACAAATATATTATTTTTTTGTAGAAGCATTTACAAAAGCGTACATTTTTTCAGCAGTTTCTAGAACTTTATCAAGTCCTGGAAATTCTGGCATACCGACTGTAGTAACTAATTTGCCGGTCTTTTCATCTCTAGCTGTGCTCATTTCAAAACCTTGAAACTTAGCATGGAATTCTTCAGCTACTAGGCTTTTTGCCATTTCTAAGATGTCTGTACGGATTTCGTATCCGTTTTTGTTAAATTTAACTTCTGGTAGTTTTGGTGTAAAATCTGACATTGTAATTCTCCTTGTGTGTAATGTCTGTGTTAATAGGTACTTCTTTTTCCCTATGTACTATTATATATGCCTAATGACAAAAAAGCAACTTATTTCTTGAACTTTTTTATTCGTTCTCGAATAATGTCAACTATTTGATCACTAAGCACAACTTCGTAGTGGTTGTAGTCTACTTCCACTAATTCCATATCCGCATGATGCCGTTGACTGGCAATGGTCACCACACCATCGTTGGGCTCATGCATAAATGGGCTTTGCCCTTTCACAGTAACAATGTTGGTCCACGGATGCTGTATCTTAATACGTTTGGCCTGCTTCATTACCCAACTGCTGGGACCTATATCACGCATGAGTCTGCTGAATGGCAAGAAGTATTGAGCATAGTCCGCTACTTCAGCACCACCATATGGTGTGCTTAATGTAACAGCGCACTTGACAGCATCGGGCATGCTGTTGGCCAAGTGCAATGCATATATACCACCTAAACTATGAGCTATAAAACATATATCTTTAGTAGACACTAGACTAATTTTCATAGCCGCTAGATTGTTTTCAAACCCGTTGCGACTATCGTAGTTAATGTCTAGTCCTGTGCCCAGTTTACTTTTAATATAGTTGAAGCTCTCGCTGGTGGCATTTGCCCCGTGAATATACACTAAGTTCATGCCAATATTTATCGGTAGTTTACTGTGCGATTACCAAATACACAACAATGGCCGCAATAGCCCATGCCGCGGCTTTTTCACCGTACTTGTGTTCAAAGTGCTGAACAGCTTCAAATACTTTAGTTGCCATATAGTGCTCTAGCCTCTGCAACTCGACCCTGGCGTGTAAGCCAAGCCGCATGACGTGCTTCACCTACTGATACTAATATAGTCCAAATTGTGTTGATTACTGTTTTCATAGCCCGCGACTCCAATATTTTCCTTCAGACTCGTATTGACGTTGCCAATAGTCTACTTCTGCCGCATTAGTTGGGTTTTTACTATTGATGTACATTTCCAAACGACTTTGTTGTTGTGGAAACATTTCTGCTAGGCGCTCAAGGATATTGAGCATTTTTTCTGATATATTTTTCATTTTTGATGTCCTCTGTGTATATCGTAGTCACTCATGGTTTCTACTGAGTATTTATACATTATATACTGCAACCGCACAAAAAGCAAGTTTGCTCTATTCCAAATATTAATGTATAATTACAGTTAGATGCAACTAAATATCAGAACAACTAAGGAAATCTCGTGAAACGTCATACCCGTAGTCTTTTAGAAGAATTAAACGACATCGCTGTCCGCAAGGATGCAGAAGCCGTTATCGAATCTCGGGCGGCACACGTAATCGACAGCGCAATTAACCTGCTGAGTCTTATACGTGAAAACTTTGATCCAGAACAGGCCTATGAGCTTGAACGCAGATTCCTTAACTCAATCAAAGCCGCAGATCCAGCTAAATTTACCCGTGGTATTCGCAAACTACGCGACAGCAAGGATACTGCAAATTCTCTTAGGATTGTCGAGGGCGACCTCAAAAACGACGATTAATTCCCCATATCACACGGTTTTACCTTGTTAGGATAAATATTACTACCGATACCCCAGAGTGGGGTACGACATATCGAGAACAAGGAGATTATTATGTCAGCAGGAATCGTAAGAGTACACGGTAGCCCAACAACAGGCACATCGTTAAACGTAACAGGCCGTAAAGGCATGTTCATTGGTGGTTATCAGCCACTATTCGTTAAAATCCAAACAGTAACAGCTACTTATGGCTTTACAGCTGGATACAACACAGCAGAAGATGGTTCAACATCTATGGTAACAGCATGGGATACATTCATCCGTGCATGTGAGACAGTTGGTACAGTAGTTGGTTATTCAACTCCAGTTACAGACAACACATACGGTGGTGCTTCATCTAGCTCAACAGTAACAGTTCTATTTGATGCTGGTTCTGTTAACCAAGGTGACGGTGCTGGTGGTCAAGCTGGTGCAACAACTGGTTTCGGCGCATTGAAAACAGCATTAGCTGCCGCTGGTTCAGTAGCAACTACAGACATTGCAATTACAGCCTACACAGGTATGACTGGCGTTCAATTGTCAGCTTAATTAATTTTTTAATTAATATAAGGGCATCTTTTTTTAGGTGCCCTTTTTCTTTGGCTTAAATATCGTTATATATGCAGAGAATAAAAATAACAACATTGGTAGATATTACCTGCTCAAATGTCAAGAGACAAAATGAAGGTACTACCTTGGAAGCCAACCAATATCGCAATTGGACTACCCTGCTACAGTCTATTGGACTAAGAGCTTTAATATCATACGACCGTAATCCCATAGTAGAGGAACGGCAGATTAAAGATTATAACTTTGGATCAGAATACACAGGTAAACGTCGTGTGTGGACCTTGGAGTTTACTACAGAGCGTGATGACTGTTGGTATGACAACGAAGACCCGTTATACTTGCTTCTAGAAGATCTGCACAACGTTCCAATTATTAAAAATCTCAATGAAACGATAAATATTGATAGAACTGTATTTGACCTCAAGAGCGAAAAATATAAGAACACTACCGTCCAACTAATTTAGGCACAATAAGATTAGAGAAAACTTATTAGGAGATTTACCTTATGTCAAGAGACATTGAAAAAGAAAGTTTAGAAACCCACGTGGAACTTTGTGCCTTGAGATATGCACAGTTAGAAAGCCGACTTTCTTCCATTGAAGAAAAAGTAGGAAAGTTAGCTGATGCAATTTTAGACAGCAAAACAAGCATGACTAAAGTCTTAGTAGGAACCGCGGGTACTGTGATTGCTGGGTTGTTATCAACCGTGGTAATCATCCTAATGAACCACGCAAAATGAAAATCCGTGATTTAGTATTTGAAGCTCCCGTACCTTCTAACAATACTAATCCAAATGCTACCAACAAGGTAGATCCAACAAAAGCCCTTGATCCTGCACAAAAAACTCTAGCTAAAGCCACTATGGCCAAAGGCCTAGGTGTAGATGCCAATCCACAAGGCATGATTCCCCAAAACAAACAAGTAGGACAGACTCCTGTTTTGAGCCCTGCTGACAAAGAAAAATTAGTCAAGTCCCTAGGATTCATGCAGGGCAATCTAATGCAGTTACCTGGGTCTGATGGCAAACAGAAAATCAACAGCATAGACGCCAAAGGGGTACACTTTGCCGACCCACAAACAGGTAAAGAAACTGTCATGGATAAAGATGCTGTCAGTCAAGCAATAACACCACAACAGGTAAAGACTGCGCAAGCAAAAGATACGGATCAAATGATACGTGCTGTGCAGTCATTGAAGGGCATTGATAAAACTATCAGTAGTCCAGGTAAAGATGCAAAAAGCATGATGGTTCCCGCAGACAAGCGAACACCCATGGACAAGGACAACATTGGTCAATTGGCAGGTGCTATGAAACCTGCACTGGCTGGCGGATCTCGAGGAATTAATGATTTAAAAAATCTTCTGTTGAGAATGCAACATCAGAGTAAATAAAACTATGAGAGCACGAGAATTTTTATCAGAATTAGGAATAGGTGGCCAGTTTATCAAAGGCATGACTGGCGGACAAGCCACCTCTCTTGGTGGCCTAGCAAAGGTAGGCGCCGCTAAAGCCGCAAGTGGGCTAGGATTGAATACTACAGCTGGAAACATTTCAGCTACTATTAAGACAGATAATGACATTCCTCCAGAGATGAAAAACATGAGTGTCAAGCAATTAGTAGATGCACTAGGAATCAAAGTAGGACAAGGATTTTATATGGGACAGCAGTTTGTTAAAGTTACCCGTATTAATTCTGATGGCATAGAAGCTATTGACGACAAATCCCACATGCCTATGACGTTTGGTAAAGATGCTCTAGCTCTTAAACTCATGCAAGTACAAGGAAATGCTTCAGTATGAGAGTTCATCACCTAGTTGACGGTCCTCACATTCAATTAACAAATGAAGAAAAAGATTTCATCGATGCCCAGCGTCCCGAAATCAATGTACGTTCCCTACGAGATAGAGATGTTGTAGTAGCCCAGAACCTAGTACGCAAGGGCATCTACGAAATAAGTACTGATAACCAAACACTTCATTTAAAAGATGCCCAAGCCCCAAAAAAATATCCTTGAACGAGTACAAGTCTTAGCAGATTCTGTTAAAGAAGGTCTTCGCAAGCAAGGCATCGTTGTACCAAAAAAACTCAAAGACGGATCTATCGTATTTGACAACTACACAGTTGTTAGTAGAAAATCAGGTTGGGTAGTTCTAGACAAAAGAAAAGAAGTTATTATCGGGCAAATCAACATGCCTCAAACTGCTATAGTTTTAGCCAACACTCTAGCACTTGGACGTAGCGTTGATGATAAACTAATAGAAAATGATCGATGGTACGGGTTTAAATACTTTGATGAAGAAGTGTATACGAATTCTGCTAACAAGAGCATAAAGAACAAAAATTGGGACAAAGCGGATTGGTGCTTTACTAGGGCTTCTATCGCAAAAGTGCAAAAAGAACACTATATGAGCTATATTATGAGCAGTTATAATCGTCTGAAGACGGCTCAAAATGCAACCAAACCGACTAAATAACATTACTAAATTATTTTAGGGAAACCTTCATGAGAACAAACGACTTTACCACACAACCAACAGCACATGCACTTAACGAAGGCATGTTCAGGAAATTCGGCGTCAAAGTAAACTTTGACAAATATGGCCGTGCTGACCTTGAAAATTATCGCAACTTGTTACGTACAAAAGTACATGCACAAGAAAGTCAAAGCAATTTCAATGCTTTGCTAGACGATGAAGGTTACCAAAAAGACAAATACATGTTAGGCATGCTTAATGTGCGTATCAAAGAAATGGTAGGCGAAGCCAAATTACCAATGAAAACAGTTAATGGTAAGAAAGTTCCAGCTTTCGCCGCCGACGGCAAAGGCAAGAACGATCTAGCTAAAAAGAAAGATGCTAAAGTCAAAGAAGAACTCAAAGGCAAACAAACAAAGTTAGACAAGAATCATAATGGCAAATTAGATGCCGACGATTTTAAAAAGCTACGTGCTGGTAAGAAAGTCAAAGAAGGTCACATGACTCCATTTGAAGCTTCTAAGTATCACGCAGACTGCTGTCATGAATGCTACAGTGGAGGTATGCTAGAGTTAGCACATCACCATCAAGTAGAGTGCGAGAGACATGGTGGTAAGCTACACTTTATGCCTGGCGGCAAGATTCAATTAGAACACAGCGGCAAGATGCATCCGTGTGGTGAAGGCATTGGTAACGTGATAGGCACAGGCCTAGGAGCCGCAGCCGGGGCAGCACTAGGTGGAGTACCTGGAGCCGCTATTGGTGGCGCCGCAGGTAACGCACTTACCAGCAGTTTAACCAAGCCAGGCATTACAGGCGAGCAAGGTACAATGCGTCATACTGCTCCTGCAATGGAAGGCAAGAAAGCCAAGAAAGACTACGACGGTGACGGCGAAGTTGAGTCAGGCAAAGACGAATACATGGGTTCCAGAGACAAGGCAATCAAAAAAGCTATGGCAAGTAAAAAGAAAATCAAAGAGTCAATTGCACGTTATATTGCAGAAGACGAAGAAGGCAAAGCAAAATCAATCACAGCAGGTCTTGACATGGTCAATGACTTCACAAGCTGGATGCAACGTGTAGCAACATATCAGACCAAGTCAATGATTGAGTTGTCAGATCAAATCCGTGCTCACTTTGGTGACGAAGCCGCACAACGTTTCAAACAAGAAACAGGTGCCGCATTAGGTCAATCATTAGAGTCGTTGACACAAAGCCGTGAACAATTAAGCAATGCTGTTGCTGTTCTAGCTGGTGAAGCTCCTGCACAAGATCAAATGGGCATGGACAGCGGTGAAGACGGTATGGATATGCAAGAGCCGGGAATGGAAGAGCCGGGAATGGACGAAATGCCTCCAGAAGGTGGCGACGATGAGTTCGGTGGTGCAGATGCGGCCGCCGGTGGTGCGAACCTAACAGGACGTGAGCCACGTGCTGAATCATATGTTCGTGAATCAATCGCCCGTGGTAATCGTTTGATGGCAATCTTAGGCGCAAAATAAAATGCGTCTATTTGAATTTGCTGGCGATGCGGCAGATGACGTTGAAATTGTATTAAGAAATATCAAAGGGCTGGCAGATACAAATCGTATTCCAGCCCATATACCTTATACAAGCGACGACCCTAAAGCAATTTCATTAACCCACTTACTAAACCCACTTGGCTATGGTGAAATAGATCAGCAGACGTTTGATGCTATTGCCAAGAAAATGCAACAAAGCAACGAAGAAGGTTACAAGCAATTAGTCAAAGACTATGACGCAGAAGGTGTAACTATTAATACCAAAACAGAACAAGACAAAGAGCCTAGCATGGGCTCGTCAAATACCAACTCTGGTAAATCCGTTGATCAAATGGCACACAACGTGGTAGCCAAAGAGTTGTCCTAACACAAAAAAGATAGTATAATTAGTTGTATATGACTACAACTATAATCAGCCCTCCTCCGTTCGTTGAACGATTCCAATATAAAGCATGTAAACAGATCAATGATCCTGTAACACGGAAACGTGTATATGCTACTCCAGACGGAGAACGCCTTCCGTCAGTAACAACAATCCTTAGTGCAACAAAAGATATGACTGCTCTTAACGAGTGGCGAGATCGTATCGGTTGGGACAAAGCACAAGCGATTACAACAGAAGCCGCAGGCATTGGTACTGCAATGCACAACAATCTAGAAAGATTTATTGCAGGCATTGAACGACAGCCAGGCAACAATGCTGTTCATGTCCAAGCAAACAAAATGGCTGATGTTATTATTGAAAAAGGCCTGAGCAGGGTTAACGAAGTTTGGGCCATCGAACAAAGTTTATACTTCCCAGGATTGTATTCTGGAACTACTGACCTAGTAGGCGTACATGCAGATGAACCTGCTGTAATGGATTATAAACAAACAAACAAGCCAAAGAAAGAAGAGTGGATTGAAGATTATAAGATTCAATTGGTAGCATATATTCTAGCACACAATGAAGTGTATAAAACAGACATCCGTAAGGGCGTGGTTTTTATGTGTAGTAGGGCATGTGAATATCAAGAATTTACCTTACTGCCTTCTGAATTCAATAAGTATCAGGACCTATGGTTAGGAAAGGTAGAAGAATATTATGCTGGATCCAATTAAAGCAGGAATCGCTCCTTATATAGAACATTGGATGTACGATGGTGCGTACATTGGAATGTTAGAAAAGTTAGAGCATGTTCCAAAAATCAACATAGCATTTGAACTAGGTGCAAGAGACTGCTACGACAGCATTTCTCTAGTAAAATATCTAAACTGCGAAGTACACGCATTTGAAGCAAATCCAGATGCGGCTGAATTCTGCGCAAACACAATCAAAGACAAGCCAGGAATTATTCTAAATCCTGTGGCAGTTGGCAATCACAATGGCGTTATAGACTTCTATGCTGTAAACACTGACAAGTATAGAAACATTGGCGCAAGTAGCGTTTACAAATTTAATCTAGATCAGCAAATACAGCCTCCCGAAGTCATGGAAGCTGGTAACGACATACAGTACAAAATACAAGTCAATATGATTACTTTAGAGTCATATTGTAACGAAAAGAACGTGATTCCCGATGCTATTTTCATGGATATACAGGGTGCAGAACTAGATGCACTAAAAGGACTTGGCGACAAAATAGAACATGTTAAAGTAATTGCTCTTGAAACACAGTATCACTCGTGTTATTTTGATGCTCCTACATTTGACGAGATTCACGAATTTTTAACAGGCAAAGGTTTTAAGATTGGTTATTGCCAACAATCAGGAAAAGCCGAAGCACCTGCTATACCAGAACCTCCGAGAGAGTTTTGGTTTGATCTATTATATGTAAAGGAATAAGATGAACGTATTAGTACCAGTGATTGATAATATTTTTAAACTGATAGGAACTACTAATAAGTTCTGTGTAGAGTTTGGTGTGTACAACGGCATGGACGATAACACTACTAGATTGATACAATGGCACCAATGGCAGGGATTGTATATTGAATGCGATGACCAACAATATGATCGTATTGTAGCCAACTGCTCAAGATTTCCTGTTAAAGTAATCAAGTCATTTATCACAGCTGAAAACATCAACGAGTTATTTGCACAAGGTGATGTTCCTCAAGACTTTGACTTTTTAAGCATTGACGTTGACGGCATGGACTACTGGCTTTGGAAGGCATTGACTTATCGTCCTAGAGTTGTCTTCATTGAATATAACGGATTAAGAGTACCGCCCGAGTTAGCAGTACAAGAATACAATCCCACAAACGTATGGAATCACAGTCGTTGGTTTGGAGCAAGCCTGCAGAGTTTAGTTAATCTAGGCAAAGAAAAAGGTTACGAATTGTTTGGTTGCGATGCCCAAGGTGCTAACGCATACTTTATTGTAAAAGAAGAGTTTGACAAGTTAGGCATTGAAGACAACAGTATTGAAAAGTTGTTTGTACATGCAAACTATGGTGTAGAAGCAGACGGGGGTCATCCTTATCCAGAAGGCCCATACTTGGAGATCTAACATGCGAGTATTTGACTGTTTTACATTCTTTAACGAACTTGACATGCTGGAACTGCGTCTACGTGAAATGGACTCTGTTGTAGATGTGTTTGTATTAGTTGAAGCTGATCATACACACAGTAACTTGCCAAAGACTTGGATCTTTGAAGAAAACAAAGAACGCTTTAGTCAGTGGCTACCTAAGATTAGACATGTCAAAGTTACTGACATGCCTATGAGTGGTGATGCATGGGTAAATGAAAATCACCAGCGTAATGCTATTGCTAGAGCATTAACAGACATCGAAGCTGACGATCGTATCCTAGTATCCGACTGTGATGAAGTTATTCGCCCATCTACAGTAGAGTACATTAAAAATAGTGCCAGTAAAAAATGGTGCTTGCAAATGGCTTTGTTTCAATACAAACTAAACTATCAACGCACAAACGCAGGAGCACATACTGAGTGGGGTATGGCCATGTGTGGAGATCAGTTACAGTCTACTACTCCACAAGAGTTACGCAATCAAAGAATGAATGCCGCGGCATATGGCGCAGAAACTGTTGCCCACGCAGGATGGCATTTTGCTTGGCAAGGTGACGGCGAATGGTTAAGAACTAAACTGTTGAGCTTTGCACATCAAGAGCTTAATAATCCTGAAACACTTGAAGCATACCAAGATCCTGAAAAGTTTTTTGAACAGCGCCGTGGCGGTCCTGTGTTTAGCACAGACACATTTGAGATAGTTAAAATTAACGATTACTTTCCTAGTACTTTGCAAGACACTACATTCTTGTCAGATCGCATCTTACCTAATGCTGTACACGATGCTAGAGAATTTTTACCAGCGCATAACCTATGAAGAAAATTCTAGTAACAGGCGGCGCAGGGTTTTTAGGCAGTCACTTAACTGCAAAACTAATTGAACTAGGGCACAAGGTATGGTGTTTAGATAACTTCTGTACTGGCCAAAGAGAAAACATCAGCAAGCTATTAGACAATGAAAATTTTACATTACTAAGACATGATGTTACTGAACCATTTGATCTAGACGTAGACGAGATTTATAATCTTGCCTGTCCTGCAAGCCCACCGCAGTATCAGTTTGATCCGGTTAAGACTGTGCGTACCAACATTCTAGGTGCTATGAATGTGCTTGACCTAGCTAGACGTACAGGCGCAAAAGTACTGCAAGCCAGCACAAGTGAAATCTACGGAGATCCTAGCGTACATCCGCAACCAGAAGAATACTGGGGTAATGTAAACCCTATCGGTGTTCGAAGTTGCTACGATGAAGGCAAGCGTGTTGCAGAAACTCTATTCTTTGACTACTATCGCCAATATCATGTGCGTATTAAAGTAGTTCGTATTTTTAATACATATGGTCCTAATATGGATCTACATGACGGACGGGTGGTCAGTAACTTTATCAACCAAGCAATACGTAACAAACCTATTACCATCTATGGCACAGGAACACAGACACGTAGTTTTTGCTATGTGTCAGATCTAATTGATGCTATGATAAAAACAATGGAAACTACAGATGCTGTTACCGGTCCTATTAACATTGGAAATCCGGGCGAATTTTCTATGTTAGAGTTAGCCAATAAAGTTATAGAATTAACAGGATCTACAAGTGAAATAGTATTTGAAGATCTTCCGCACGATGATCCAAAACAACGAAAGCCTGATATCACTAAAGCCCGAGAATTGCTAAATTGGGCTCCTACTATTGACTTAAATGCTGGGTTAATGCACACTATAGACTACTTCGAAAAGAAAAAATAGATAAGATAAATATCCTTGTTAAGAGGATATTTTCATGGCTGTTTTACAGATTTCCAAAATACAGGTCCGAAGAGGACAAGAGTCACAAACCGGGATACCAACCCTTTCTGCGGGCGAATTTGCATGGGCGATCGACACACAGAAAGTCTACATCGGTAACGGCTCAGTTGCAGAAGGAGCTCCTTTTGTAGGAAATACTCGTTTACTAACAGAAAATGATGCAAACAACATATTCCAATTAGCTTCAACATATTCCTTTGACGGTACTACTGCTAAAACAGTAAAAGTACAAACTGGGGCTACACCTAATACTCCTTTCTTTCGTACCCTACAACAAAAATTAGACGACCAAGTAACTCTTTTTGATTTTGATTGTAAAGGCGACGGAATTACCAACGATACTAAAGCACTTCAAAATGCTATAGATCAACTTTATCTAAATTCAGCTGACAAATCTTTTGTTAACAGCAAACGTCAGTTGTCGTTCCCAGCAGGAACTTACCTAATCACAGGAACTATATTTGTTCCTCCGTATGCTAACCTAGTAGGCGCCGGCCCCGATAAAACTGTTATCGTACAATCGGGTCTTGGATTGCCTATATTCCAAACCTGCGATTCTAGTTCTACACAATTTTCTAGATATCTATGGCCTAACATACAGGCTACTTCTCAGCCAAAACGTATTGCTATGTCCGGCATGACCATGAAATACAGTTCAAATGTAAACCAAATTGGCTCAGACGGAATGTTAGATTTGGACTGCGTTTTAGACACTACTATTGATAACATGAAATTCTTAGGTGTAGCGGCAACACCAATGAATGACGGAGTTAAAGCAATTCAGATTCGTGGACAGGGTGCTACTACATCAGAAAACGTACAGATCAATCGTTGTACATTTGAAAAACTTAATGTAGGAGTGTACAGCGACTATGACATTAAGAATCTCAAAATTCAAAATTCAAAATTCTATAACATGGGCAAAGGTATTGCAGTAGCCACTACATTACCGCAAGGCGACAATATGCGTACACGTGGTCCAGTAGATGTTAAGATTACAAATAACAATTTTGATACCATATATCAACAGGCATTGTTTGTAGGATCTAACACAGGTAACGTTTCAAACCTAGTGTTAAGTCAAAATAATCATTATTATAACTGCGGTAACATGGGCGCATTAAGCACAGACCAATCACAGGTATATGAAGTTATCACATTCTTTAGTTCTGGTAACGTATCAACAAACGATTATTTTAGTCGAGACGAAGCTAACGCCAATGGTGTACCAAGTCCAATGATACCTGCTGTTAAAGGACATGTGTCTTTAAATGGACATAAGGTTAATAGAATAACATTGCCAACAAACTTGACTACAAACATTGTGTCGTTGGCAAAATCAGAGTATTCAGAACAACTTAATTTTGATTATGTTGCTACGCAAACAAACTTAACACGCATTGGCAAATTACAAATTCTAGTAAATGACACCAGTGCTACTGTCTACGACAGTTTCCAATATCAAGGAACTGCTATTGGTGATACCATGCGTTTCACTGCAACATTGGCCAGCAATGTCATTACCCTTCAAGCCATAAACTTAAATAATTCACAAGTAACTTTATCATATAAATTTAACCAACTGTATTAATTAATGTTTAGAAAAGAAGCAGACGAGAGATTTCATCTCTGGTTTGAATTTAGGCAATCGTTAGAAAATTCAACCAACCCACTTCAGGATCTTGTTGATTTCTGGGACGCGGCTCCTAGAATACCGCACAACAGTCTTATAGATCCAAATCATTCCCGAGCATGGCCAACTCCGTGGGAAATTATCGAGCGCAACAAATACGATGATTTTACCTTGGTTTTGCTCATGGGATGGAGTTTACTACTAACTGAACTCTATAAAAATTCCGAGATTGAAATACGGATAATCATTGACGACAAGTCATCTAGAGTATATAATGTATTATGCGTAGATAATTTATGGGCATTGAATTTTAAAGATCATGCCGTGGTTGAATTGAATTCTATACCGAGTTTATACAGGGTGGAAAATATCGTGCCCTTAAAACGGCCAAGGTAAATATCACTACCCAACAAACACAGCAGTTTAAAAAAATAAAAATAGGTGAAGAATGATCACAGTAGTGAAACGCAGTGGCGAACGAGTGCCACTAGATATTAGTAAAATACAGAGACAGGTAGCACACGATTGCAAAGGCATAGATGGAGTAAGTCCGTCAATGATTGAAATCAAGGCCCAGATCGAATTGCACGACGGCATGACTACCGAAACTATCGACGAGCTATTGCTAAAGGCAATGGTTGACTTGGTCGACGAAACCGAAAATCCAGAAATAAACAATACCAACTATCAGTATGTAGCAGGCCGACAGAAAGTGTCAATGCTACGTAAAGAAGTATACGGTACTTACTCCCCTCCTAAACTATATAACATAGTTAAAACCAATGTTGCCTCTGGCATGTACACCAGCGAACTGCTTGATTGGTATACTGAAGAAGAATGGAACATCATTGATCTCTTTATTGATCATGCCAAGGACGAAGAATATACCTATGCGGCTATCGCACAGTTAGCAGAAAAATATCTTGTACAGAATCGTGCCACTGGACAGATTTATGAAACTCCACAGGTACGTTACGCAGTTGCCGCGGCTACTGCCTTTCATAATGAACCTAAGGATAAGAGATTAAAATATGTTAAAGAATATTACGAGTGTGCAAGTGATGGGCATTTCACTCTTGCTACTCCTGTATTGGCTGGCTTGGGCACTACTACTAAACAGTTTAGTAGTTGCGTCCTTATTAGTAGTGATGATACTCTTGACTCTATATTTGCCGCCGGTGAGATGATGGCCAAGTATGCCAGTAAACGTGCTGGCATAGGATTAGAGATCGGACGTATCAGACCTCTCGGCGCCCCTATACGAAATGGCGAGATCAAACACACCGGAATGATCCCATTCCTTAAAAAATGGTTTGCTGACCTGCGTTCATGCTCACAAGGTGGCATTCGTAATGCATCATGTACAGTTACATTTCCCGTTTGGCATTATCAATTTGAAGACTTGATTGTACTTAAAAATAATCAAGGCACTGAAGAAACTCGTGTTCGTCAGATGGACTATAGTGTAGTTGTAAACGCCATGTTCTGGAGACGTTACAAGAACGGCGAAACAATGACCTTGTTTGATCCAAGTGAAGTTCCAGACTTGTACGAAGCATACTACAGAGACAGCAAAGAATTTGAAACCCTATATCTAAAGTATGAACAAGATAAGACAAAGAAAAAGAAAGTTGTCTCAGCGGATGAGATATTCAAAAATGGTATCCTTAAAGAGCGCACTGACACGGGCAGGATTTACCTCGTTAACATTGACAATGTTATTAACCAAGGTCCGTTTGATACCCGTCTTGATCCGATATATCAAAGCAACCTCTGTCAAGAAATCCTATTGCCGACGAAGCCATTCCAAAGAATTGAAGACCCTGAAGGCAGGATTGCTCTTTGCACTCTTGGCTCCATAAATTGGGGTGCCTTCCGTAACCCACAGGAAATGAGAAAGGCGTGCCGTGTGCTTGTACGTTCACTATCTAACTTGCTTAACTATCAAGACTTCTTAAGCGTTCAAAGTAAACTCGCTAACACAGAATTTGAACCTCTAGGCGTTGGCATCACTAACTTGGCCTACTGGCATGCTCGCAAGAGTTTCAAATACGGTGATGAAGAAGCACTTGCAGAAGTCAAGCGTTGGATGGAACATCAAGCATACTTCCTAACTGAAATGAGTGTTGAACTTGCCCAAGAAAGAGGCCCATGTCAGCGTAGCCAATACACTTATTACGGTAAAGGAGTGTTTCCTTGGGAGCGCCGTGCCGCAGGTGTTAACGAACTAACTGACTTTACTCCAAGCGGTAATTTGGATTGGGAAGGCCTTCGTAAAAGACTATTGCAATTTGGAATACGTAATGCAACGCTAATGGCAGTTGCGCCTGTAGAATCTAGCTCTGTTGTTCTAAACTCCACCAACGGAATTGAAATGCCGATGGAAATGATTTCTGTTAAGGAATCTAAAGCAGGTTCATTTGTACAGGTTGTACCAGAATATCACAGATTGAAAAACAAGTATCAGCTGATGTGGGATCAGCTGGATTGTGTTGCATACTTAAAAACATCAGCAGTCTTGGCAGTATATATTGATCAAAGTCTAAGCACCAACACATTCTATAATCCTGCACATTTTGCCGGAGGCAAGGTTCCTGGAACTTTAATTGCCAAAAACCTAATGTTAGCTTACAAATGGGGCCTAAAGACTGTATACTATAGCTTAATTAACAAAGTAGGTGCAAAGTTGAGTGTTACAGCAACTCAGTCCTTGCCTATCCTAAACGGTGAACCTATAACTATCTATGCAGACGAAGAAGATTGTGAGGCATGTAAGCTATAATGTTAGAAACAATTTGTGATATAATGGTTGACGCTTATAAGCGTAATTGGATTACCAGTCGTGATGGTAATGTTAGCATACGACATCACGATCGTGATCACTTTTATATCACTCCTAGTGGTGTTCGTAAGCAGACTCTACAGCCTGATCAGTTTAAGAAAATAAAACTGATCAATCATATTAATCCAGCTCCACCGTTTTTAACAAAGTCTTGGGAAGAAGATTTTTATACTGATATCAGCTCTAATCTAAAGCCCAGTGGGGAGATTCCTTTACACTTTGGACTACAACGAGAAATGGGGCAACATCATGGAGAAGTTCGTGTAGTTGTACACGTTCATCCTACCTATTGTATAGCCGCTATGCATGCCGGAATTGATCTTAGTACTATTAGCGATGCCTTTCCAGAACTTAATCGTTATACAAAGGTAGCACCTAATGTAGGAGATGTTGCTCCTATCAGTCAAGAGCTTGCTGATCGTTGCCATGAAAACCTACAGTTAGATGACAGAGGTAACATTGCCTACGATATTGTAGGTATTAAAGGACACGGAGTAGTTGCTATTGATACAAGCCCGTGGCGTGCCTATGAGCACATAGAAAGACTAGAACATATTTGCAAGATAGTACTTGCATCGGGAAAACACTAATGAGTAAAGCACAATATAATATATCAAAACAGACAAACTATCTAAAGCGTAAGATGTTCTTAGATCCAGAAGGTCCGGTTACAGTACAGCGTTTTGAGGAAGTCAAGTATCCTAAGATTGCCAAGTTTGAAGAGCTTGCACGTGGCTTCTTTTGGGTTCCAGAAGAAATCTCCCTTACCAAAGACAAAATGGATCACAAGGACTCAAGTGATGCTGTCAAGCATATCTTCACAAGTAATCTGTTGCGTCAAACTGCACTAGATTCAATTCAAGGTCGTGCGCCCAATCAAGTATTCAGTCCTGTTATCAGTATTCCAGAATTGGAAGCACTTGTATCAAACTGGAGTTTCTTTGAAACCAATATTCATTCAAAGAGCTACAGTCATATTATTAGGAATGTCTATGGAGTACCTAAAGAAGAATTTAACAAGATTCACGATACAGCTGAAATTGTTAGCATGGCAGCTAATATTGGTCGCTACTATGAGGATCTTCATCAGCTCAATTGTCGCAAAGAAGTGGGCGAAGAAATTGAACTCCATGCTCATAAACGAGCAATATGGCTCGCCTTACATGCTTCATATGCATTGGAGGCTCTACGCTTCATGGTAAGTTTTGCTACAAGTCTAGCAATGGTAGAAAACAAGATCTATATTGGTAATGGTAACATTATCAGTTTGATCTTACAAGACGAGATTTTACATGCTGACTGGACAGCTTGGCTAATTAACAATGTGACTAAAGATGATCCAGACTTCTTGTCGATTGAAGAAGAATGCAAAGAAGAAGTGTACGCAATGTACATGGATGTTGTCCGAGAAGAAAAAGAATGGGCAGAGTATTTGTTCAAGTTAGGACCAGTTATTGGTCTTAATGCTACTATCCTTCGAGACTTTGTAGATTTTACAGCGTTTAATCGTCTAAAGGAAATTGGCATCAAGTATGCTGAAGAACATCCACGTAGCAGTCCTATTCCGTGGTTTAACAAGCATGTGAATATTAACAAGAAGCAGTCAGCACTACAAGAAACTGAATCAACAAACTATGTTATTGGGGTTATGAGCGACAACGTAACTTATGAGGAACTACCAGATTTATGAAAGCAATAGTATGGTCAAAAGACCAATGCCCATTTTGTGTTCAGGCCAAAGCCCTACTCGATAGCAAAGGTATTGAGTATGAAGAACGCAACATTATGCATGGTTGGACAAAAGAGCAACTGCTAGAAGCAGTACCTACTGCGAGGACATTACCGCAGATATTTTTAGATGGTGAACCAATTGGCGGATTCAACGAACTCAGACAACACCTTAATACTTAATGACTCGTACGATGCTACGAGTGATACTGTTACTATTGGATCGGGCTATTTAGGACAATATTCAACAACAGCATCTTCGATGCCTTACGGTAACATTACCATTAATGGTGGTGGAACATCTGGTGCATATATGTACAATACAGGTTCAAGTTCGCAGTGGAGTAATATTACAACTTCTGCAAAACACCCCAGTATTAGTGTAACCGGTGATGCTGAGTTTGAAGGCAAGGTTAAAATCAACGGCCAGGATCTTGCAGAGTTTATGGACACAATATCCAAGCGTTTGGCCATACTGGTACCAGATCCAGATAAACTAGAACACTTTGAAGCACTTAAAAAAGCCTACGACCATTACAAGTTAATGGAAGCACTTTGTCAATTACCTAAGAAAGAATCAGAATAAATGAATGTTAAACTTGTATCATACAGTCAACCCACCGACGAATTTAGATCTAATGGCGTCGGAGACGCACAAGAACTCATTGCGTATTGCGCCCGTGTCAGCAATCCCTCCAATCAGTACAACATGGAGACGGCAGACAAGCTCATCCGATACTTGGTCAAGCACCAGCACTGGAGTCCTCTCGAAATGGTCTCAGCCTGTCTCGAAATTACCACAACCAGAGACATCGCCCGTCAAATCCTGCGACACAGAAGTTTCAGCTTCCAAGAGTTCAGTCAGCGATATGCTGACCCTACTAAAGACCTGTCGTTCGTATGTAGAGAAGCACGGTTGCAAGACAACAAGAACAGACAGAACAGCGTCACAGTGGATGATCAACTGTTACAAAATGAATGGTACCGTGCTCAACAGCGAGTTATCTATGCGGCTAAAAGAGAATACGAATGGGCTATCGCTAACGGCATAGCTAAAGAACAAGCCCGTGCAGTACTGCCTGAAGGTCTTACAGAAAGCAGATTATATATGAATGGTACACTTCGCAGTTGGGTACACTTCATTGAGCTTCGTACAGGCAACGGCACACAAAAAGAACACATGGAAATTGCTCGTGAATGTGCTCGTGCTATTCATGCAATATTTCCAATGGTAGACGAATATGTCCAACCTGCTGAAGGGGCGTAACAGCTATGACAGTACCAGTACAGGGGCACTGATTCCGTTTTTGAATCGGAACATTACTCCCTATTCTACTGAAGCGGGTGGTCCCAAGTTTGATATGATTCCTGTTGAAAAACAGAAGGATCTAATGATCAATCATGCTAGGATGTTTGCCCAGCAAGAATACGATCGTATCATGGAACTGGTAAAGGTATTAGAAAAACAGGCGCAGTCTATTAAACGTAGATTGGAAGTTACTGATGCGGTACATGGTGCTGTATATCAGTTTCAGCCAGTAATGGGTAATGAGTATTGGTTAGTATGGGATACGCGAAAGCAACATACCCTACTAACACAACACGGGCCCAATGACTGGTCAAGTAGTGCTCCTGAGGACTACGAATATATAACACAAGTCAAGTATATGGGAGACCATACTTGGTTAGAACTAAACGAAAAGGAATAATATGTTATTAAATTTAAAGAAAGATTTCTCCAACGGAGATGTGGTAAGTATTAAGTTAATCAATGGTGATGAAATCATTGCACGATTTGAAAGCGAAGATACAGATACTATTACCATCAGTCGCCCATTAGCATTAACCATGAGCGCACAAGGATTGGGCATGATTCCGTGGGTGTTTTTGGGCAAAGAAGATGCCATTACTCTACGTAAGAAAAACACGTTTTTTGTAGTGGCCAGCAAGGGCGAAGCCGCAAAGCAGTATACAGAAGGAACCACTGGTATTGCGTTGAGTTAAATACTATTATGGCACAACACATTACAGTACCAGGTTCTATTGTATTCAATCCTCGTTCGGCATTTAGCCAAGACGGGCTATATAATACCTTGCGGTTAATTAAACCGCAAGATCCTAGTCTTACTGTAGTGAGTATTGCTATACCTTTCGTACACGTCAATTGCAAAGATTTTGGTATCATTGATCCCATAGTAGAATTAAAAAATGCCGCAGAGAGACTTTATGATTATTTCATAAAGTACTATATCCAACCTGTTTGGAACGCATTGTATAGTTTATACGAAGCTCTTAAGAATTTGGGACTGGGAGTAATTGATCTAGCAATAGGAATTTTTGATCTTCATATCAGTGACTTGTTTGATCCTAATTTGTTTGGTACAATAAAAGCAAAAGTTTTAGATTGGTTCTACAACAGAAAACAAGATTTAATCGATCTCCTAGATCTTCTAGGCATCCGTTTTCCTTTTACGTTTGGTATGCATGCCCCAGAATTTGAAATTGAAGAAATTGTAAAATCAATTTGTAACAGTCTCTGGGCATTCTTAATTAAAGCATTTAAAAAATTAATTGCACTTTGCGCTCAAGGTGCTGAAATATGGGAAAGAATTTACAATCAAAGTATTCCTACCTGGAGCCAGATTATTGATAAAGTATATCAGGCTGTCTTTGGGACTATTGCAGACTTTCTTACCAATGTCCCATCAATTAAGGACATTTACAATTCTCTTGAGGCATTTGCTAAGAGTGTATGGAATAAATCAGTAGTAACTATACAAGAAATAATTGCTGTGATAAAAGATTTTACATTTGGCATCTTTGGAAAACTTTTTAATTTTAGTTTTCCAACTTGGAACCCTAATTTAAAGATGCCGGAACTTGATCTAATGCGTATGTTAAATCAAATGTTGTTATATCTAAAAAACTTCTTATTGAGTACTATTGTAAACTTTGTTAAAGGTATTGCAGATGTACTGCAATTCTTTGGTGTTACTATACTTGATGCATTAACATTTGAAATTCCCTTAACTCTATGTGCTGTGGTTAATGATACTAACGGCACAACCACTACTCCTGACGTACCAATTCCATAAATAACTGTGTCGCTGATTGTAAAATCACATAGTGATTTGGGTGAGTGTAAGGCTCACCGGAATGTGAGGGACATGGGTTAGTTGGCGATCCCTCGGTTGACGTAATGGTCGGCTGGTAGTATAATGTAAGTTATTGCTGTATGAAGCAAAGAGAAAAGTGTTCTGGACGGGGGTGCGAATCCCCCCAGGTCCACCATAAGCATATTAGAATCCGTAAAAAGATCAGGTTTGGTATCCCGAGATCCCTTGAGACATAGTCCTAAATCTTAATACACCATAATATGTTTTTGATGGGCCTGCATAGTTTCGACAGGGCAAAGAGTAACAGAGTAGACAGCACGACAGCGATAGTCGTAAAAACTAAATCAAAGTAACCGCAAACGACTCACAGTTCGCATTGGCCGCCTAACAGCCGCCTAGGGCAGGAAATGCCTCGTAACAGAAAAAACCAAAAGGCTCTTCGGAGCCTTTTTCTTGACACACTATCCTAAAAGGATATATAATAGTACAAACACACAAGGAGACACTATGTCTATAACATTGAAAAATTTGGAGTCAGCACTTGCTGGTGAGAGTATGGCTCACATCAAGTATCGCTACTTCGCAAAGATCGCTCGCGAAGAAGGCTT